GTCTGCATCAAGGGTAATGTCATCTGTTACATCAATTATAAAGTCATCTGTGGCTGTGATTGTATCGCCATTAATAGTTATTTCATCAACTGTAAGGGTTGTAAGAGTTCCAAGACTTGTAATATTTGGTTGTGCTGCTGTTGATAAAGTTCCTGCAATACTACCTGTAACTGTTAAATCTCCTCCAACAGAGGCATCATCTGTTACGGTTAAATCATCTTCTACTTTTAAATCTACGACATTCAAACTAGCAAAAGCATCTACAATAGCTGCACCTGAACCAGCACCATCTGAATAAACTGCTTTTACATCACCAGCAGGTATCGTTACGTTAGCACCACTGCCTTGAGAAATAATTATATTTTGTGATCCGCTAGTACCGTTTTCTATAAACCAAAGTTTAGATACGGTATTTGGACCTAGTGTAATAGTGCAAGCTGAATCAAGCGTACCTGTGTATTTTAAATAAATAGATCTGCCAGGATCTGTTGATCCATCTGCTATTGTAGTTGTGTGAGTATCTGCATTTGTGGTAATTGCTTCTGTACCAAAGCTAAAAGCCTCTGCAATAAGCTCTAAATTAGTGTTCGTAGAAGTTCCCCAGGTACCTGACTCGTCACCTGTAGCTATCTCTTTTAACCTTAAATCATTTACATAAGTTGCCATATTTTATGCTACCTCTTCCCAATTTGGGGTTTGTGTTTCATTAATTTCAGCAAAGGATGAACTTTGATCAGTATTTATATTAGCATAATTTTTCGTTTGTGTATCATCTATTAGCCCCCAAACTAATACATCTGTTACAAAACCAGTAGATGCAACCCCAGTTATATTAATATTTGCTTTTGCAATAAAAGTTACAGATCCAACACTACCTGTGCTACTTACACCATCAATATTAAATTTTTCATTATGGTGGACCGTGACTGATCCAACAGCAGATGTGCCTGCAAGTCCTGATATGACAACATTAGCCTCTCCATCTACATCAACACTTACGCTACCGAGTGTAGCTACCGCACTAGGAGCATTTGCTACCGCATCAGCATTAACTCCTACGCCACCTATAGCAGTTGTACCAACTTGTGAACTAGGTGTTACGTTTGCTTTTGCAACTGTAGATATGGTGCCTAATGCACTTGTTCCAACTTGTGTTGAAGGCGTAACATTAGCTTTTGCTACAACCGTAGCTGTACCAAGAGCACTTGTAGATGACTCTCCTGTAAGAGTTAAATTAGCTTCACAATCAAAAGTAGGAGTTCCTACTGCTGTTGTGCCAACTTGAGAAGAAGGGGTTATATTAGCCTTTGCTACTACAGATACAGTGCCTAAAGCACTTGTAGCAGCTAATCCAGATAAAGTGACTGGTATAGGTTCGCCCCAAGTACCTTCACCCCAGGTACCTCGACCCCAACCCGTAATATTAGCCATAATTGGCTAAACTAGGCTATTCTTATAATAGCTGTACTGGCTGCTGCGGCTGGAAAAACTATTGTAAAATCACCTGCGGTTGATGTTTTATCACCACCAAAGTCAATTGTAGCTACAGATTTATTACTATCACTAGAGTTGTAGATCATACAACCTCTAGCAGTAATCGTAGCAGTTCCAAAAGTTAAATCAGCAAAATCAGTAAAACCTGTTGTACCACTTGAAGTAGGATCTACTCTTGTTAAATTACTACCGCCAGATGTATAGTTAGTACCACTTGCTTGTCCTGTTGTAGTAAAAGCTGTAGTAGTAGCACCCAGAGTAGCTGAGCTTGTATATAAAGCTAATTTAAAAGTATCTCCGCCTGAGTTTTTGAAGTTATGCACAGCTTCAAGTAGTTCTTTTTTAAAGCTAGTGGTTAATGTTGATGTAATAGCCATATTAAATCCTTTTTATAATATCTGCTAACTCTGCGTCTCCTTGTTTTATAAAATCTTGTATCAGAGTAGCTTTATAGGATTTTAACGCATTTTTTATATAAATCAAACAAACCTTGTAAATCAAATCTTTATAAGCCTTAGCTTGCTCTTGTATGTAAGGATCTTCGCTATCGCTACCGCTTACTATTTTTTCTGTCAATCTTTCTGCCCAAAACTCTGGAGGATGACCGCCGTGATTAGAAGTTTTTGCTTCTATTAAGCCTAAACTAGGCATACCTGCTGGTGTTATTTGATCTACCATTTTTTAGGTTCAATAGGTTTTAAATGTGAATCATGCCTATCTATTAGTACAGGCTCTTGTGTTTTTTTAACAATATCTAAGTTATTAATTCTTTCTAATTTAATACCATCTTCTCCAACCAAAATTACGTAAGGATTTTTTAGCCTATGGTATCCATATAGCTTTTGTTCTGCTGGCACGTCTGTATCTAATAAACCAGAACTATGTGCAACTTCTACTTGCATACCTGCTGATATGCATTTACTTAACCAAAATTCAACACATGCTCTACCTGCTTCTGCAAAATGTAAATTACCTTTGTATGAAAAATCTATACCAAACATTTTAAGATTAGCTACCTCGTTCCAATAGGCAAAGGCTACTGCGTATGCAACTGTGTTATTTAGATAGTGACAGTTTGAATATTGCACAACCTCTTCTAGTGGGAACTCTACAAGACCTGGACATCTATCATCTAGCTCACACGTATATATAGGACCCTCATGTTCTTGCAACATATCTGCCATACTTTTTGTTTGGCCACCTGCATCATCTGTATCTAAGAATCTGGATGGCGGATCCATCATAAATACCCTATCGTGGTATATAACTGAAGCTACGCCATTTATAGCCCATACTTCATCAAAATGAACTCCGTGTGATTTTGCTAGATTATAATCAAACCAGCTTTTACCCATACCAACTATAGCAACTGATTTACCTTTGAGTTTTTGAATTAAATCTTTATTTTGTTTACCCATTTTGAAACCTGCCTTCAGAATAATATTTATCGCATTTTTTATCATATTCAGTTTCCCAAATATTCATTTGCTCCAATAATTCCTCAGAACAGGGGTCAATATTTTCTTGAATACACTCTTCTAAATAATCTTTTAATAAATTCCATGCGTATAATCTAGCTTCACTTACATGATCTTGACTATTAGGCATGTTTTTACCTTGAAAAATAGTATTAGACATTTTCTCTCCTATGTTACGAAACTTGCGATCTTAGAGAGTCATAACGATATTCGTCTCTTCTTCCGCGAGCTTCTGCAAGGTTTTTTAACCTTGTAATTTCATTAGCAAAACGTTGTTCGTATTGCTGTGTTAAATCATTTTCACCTTTCATAAATATATATGCCTCAGCTAAACTACCGTAAAGCAAAGCATTTCTTGCATTATTAGAAAGCCAAGTACCTGTTGTGTCTGTCACTAAAGAGTTTGGCTTAAATAAATAATGTAATTCAACGTTATAGTCTGCATCTGGAACAGGACTTACGATTAACGTAGAGCCGTTGTCAGAAGCTGTAGATAAATCTTTGTCAAAATCTGCATAATATAAAGGTCTGCTTCTAGCTGTTGAATCTGTTGGATCTACAGAGTATTCACGCATAAAAGTCACGTGTTTTTTATCTAAATAGTGATAATCTCCACTGCTATCTATAATTGCTAGTGAAAAACTTAATTGATAATCAGTAGGCGCAGTTAAGTATGTGTTTCCAGTAGTTAGAGTTCCTGTAACATTTTTTCTAAAATAATCAAATTGTATTAATTCAAATATTCTTTCCTCTGCATTTTTTATGAAGTCATCTAATGTATTTACAAAAGTAGTTTCTGTATTTTCAGTATAATTTTGTATTAAAGTTTTTAACTCTGCTAAAGTCATGATATAACTATTGTAACCTCACCAACGCCACCTGTCATCTTATCAACCGTAAAGTTAGCTGGTAGTGTCGCTGGGTTTAAAAAATCTGGTTTAAATATGTTAGAACTTACTACGACCACAAAACCCTCACCTTCTTCCTGGTCGTTATTAGGTCTTGGCTTGTATAAAGCCTCTGGATCAGCTGTAGCAGTTAAAGGTTCTAGTTGTGGATGTTTAGGCTCATAACAATTTGGACATACTTTTAAGCCATTCCATTCTTCTTTTAAATCATTTAATTTGTATTCAAAAGCACATCTATCACATAAAGCTTTTGCAAATTTACCAGATGCGTAAGCCATCAATTCATCCTTATATCTGGTCTAACTCTATATGAGGCTCTATCTTCATCTTGAGACATAGCTCTTTCAAATTCTTCTTCATATAAAGCTTTCAACTGTGATGTTCTTTCTGGAGCTCTTTTTAGTGATATGTAGTAGGCTAATCCAGCTGCAAAGCAAGGATAAAATCTAAATGGCATATCCATAGTATTTGTTGGCTTATCTGCATCATCCATTCTAACTATTTTATTAAATACCAAAATATCTGTAGAGTTTTCGGGCGCTGGCCATACTTTTAATGTAGGTGTGGATAATTTATCAAGAAAAAATTGAGATGGCCTAGCTTTAGTAGTTTTATTTGGTATGTTTATATATTCTGATCTACTAATACGATTTACACTTATATCAGTTTGTGTTTGGTTAATTGTTCTACGTAGAACAACGTCTAAAATGTCAATAACATTAGAGTTCAAAGAGTAATCTGTTGTGCCCTCTGTAACTGTTTGTGTGGCTTGTTCTATAGTCCACTGGTTTAATCCCCTGTTAGCCCATTCAGCTAACATAAGATTTATAGATCTTCGTGCAGTTTTAAGATCGTATCCAGTTCTTAATTCTAAACCACACCTTTCAAAGGCTTCTTCAACAAACTCAGCTACGTTTGGTTCAAAATCTGTACTACTTGAGGTAGCCATTATTTTTTCTTTTTAGTCTTTTTTAAGGATTTTTCTATTTGCTTTGCTTGTTTAGCATGTAACCTAGAAGCTCCCTTAAGTTCTTTAATTAGTTTTCTTTTTGCTGCTACGCTTAGTTCTGCCATAATTAGTCCTCATATAAATTATTAAAAGTTATTGATGGATCAAGATAACTTTCATGTCCTTCAGCTGAGTGTTTCCACTGCGAAGGCTTAAACTGTGGAGGTCCTTCACCTGTTACCCATAAAGCAGGGCTAGTAGCTCTTACTCTGTTATTAGGCAAAGCAACTAAGTTACCTTTCCATTCACAATCTTCAGTTATATATAATACATGACTTTGTTTATGTTGTGCAGGGTCATCAGCAATATCTGTATTTGTGTAATCTACGGTAAATAAATATTTTGCTTGGTAAAAATCGCCATTAATTTTTGCAATCCAAGGTGAAGAACTAACTCTATCCATTACAACAACACTATGATCTCTGGCTTCACAATCCCAAGGCTGTGCTAGATGGTCCTCCATAGGCCTAGGGAAATCGTCCATAGGTATATCCGCAACTAACCCCTGGATAGGCATTCGAGCCCACATAGCACCACCATGGATATTTCCTTCGTCCCAATCTTCACAATTTGTTTCCTCTCCAGTAAAAACTACTTGGAAACTTAAAGACCTATCAGGTATTGTATTAACTGCTATTGCCAAAGCATGCAAATATTCACCTTGGTAATCTTCATGATTGTGCGTAAACTCTCTCCTAACCCAACATTTAAAATGTGGGATATTACTTATTAAATACGACACTTTAGAACTTGCTTCTTCTTCTATTAGCGTTGCCTGCAATCATGACTGATCCACCCTTAGACATTTTCATCATACTTCCGCCTTTAGATTTTTTCATTAAAGACCCGCCTTTAGATTTCTTCATCATGCTTCCGCCTTTAGACTTTTTCATGAGTGAGCCGCCTTTAGACTTTTTCATTAATGATCCACCTTTAGACTTTTTCATGAGTGAACCGCCTTTGGATTTTTTCATCATCATGCCGCCTTTAGACTTTTTCATCATACTACCGTATTTAGAATTTTTTTTGCCTGGCATAATAGTACTCCTTACTTTTTACTTGGTTTCTTTTTTGTGGTTTTTTTTGCAGGAGCTTTCTTTTTTGGTTTCATATTTATGTAAATACGATCTTCCTTTACTGGCTCGTCTGGTCTAACTTTTGCATCCAATCTTGCTTGCATTTTTGGATCAACTTTTGATTTTGGCATATTTATCTCCTAACTAATTGTTGTAAATTTACGCCTGTTAGACATAACTTTACCACAACCTCTAGCTATCTTGCCACCATTCTTTTTTTGTGCACGACCACCATCAACAAAATAACCCATTTTATTACGAACTTCTTTTGGTAATTTTGGCAATCCTTTGTTGCCTGGCGGTATTGGTTTTAGTTTTTTAGTCACTTTGTTTCCTCCTTTTAATGAAACTCTAGCTTTTTTAGTATTAGCTACAACAGTTTTACCTTTTCTGCCTGCTGCTTTTTTCTTTCTTGCAGTTTTTGCTCTTTCTGCTTTACTTAAACTTTGTGCTTTTGCTTTTGGCAAACAACGATCTGGATTTTTTTTATCTTTACTAGTGCCGCAAGGTCCTTTAATAGATCCATCTGTTCCTATACGAACCCAGTTTTGTTTTCTCCACTCAGCTAATTGTCCCATTATCTAAGTCTTTCTTGCATGACTATACCCTGACCTCTGATGGGGCCACCAAATTTTTTACCTTTTCTTTTACCGCCTTTGGCTTTTTTCGCATAGTTGGGATCTTTACAATACTTTGATGCAGCCATATTTGCGTAAGCTGAAGGATATGTATCAAAGGTTCTTTTTGCCCAAGCTATACCTTCTGGACATATTTTGCCACCGCTTTTTGATTTTTTATTTTTATTTTTTTTAGCCATTTAACAATCCCAATCTCGTCTAGCCCAGTAGTTAGCACTACATCTGTCAGTTGTACCACTCATACCTTTACTTCTAGCACAATACGATTTTTTACGTTTGGGATTATTTTTATGCATACCTAGCTTGGCATCACCAAAAGTAATGCGTTTTACCCTTGATTTTTTACTACTACAGCCTTTAACAAAAACTACTTTTCTTTTTTTACCATAACCAGGCTCTCCTTTACGAAGAGCCCTAGGTCTATTAAGAGTTACGGTTTTGCCTTTGTACTCTGCCATTCATTAATAATTCTTATTCAAAACAAGTATTATTGAATAAGCATCACCGCTTGAGTGTCCAACAGTTGTAAAGTCAATATCACCAGTTACACCTGATCCTGCGTTGTTTGGAATACCGCTAAATCTATCATCATAGTATTCATCACCCGTGCTATCTGCTGGTAATGGAATAGCTAAAACATTAGTTGTAGCATCAAACTCTATATCTACGCCCATACCTCTGGTTGCCCAGTATATACGCGCTATAGATACGCTTGTGCAAGATACGCCTAAATCATTAGGCTGTAGTGCAGAGACATCAACTTTTTTTACAGAAGATTCTCCTGTACCGTCAGATTCATTAGTAAACTTTAGAATCGCTACTCTATCAGTATCCTGTATAGTTTGCGAAGTTACTGTATCTGCCATTGTTTACTCCTATCTTTCTACTGCTGCTACAACGTAGTCAATAGTCATAGTTTGTGCCGAAGCTTCACCATTTTGAATACCAAATGATACGGTTAATTCCTCATCATCTGGTAAGTTAGTGATTGCAACACCAACTGGAGCAGCGTTGTTTATTGAGTAATATACTTTTGAAGCGTCTGGATCAATATACCAAGTTGTTGTGATAAATGTATCATCTGCCATAGTTGCTACATCTTCTGTGGTCGTTGCACTGTTATCTTTCTCAACTAAGAAATCCAAACCTGCGTCACCGTCTGCAGAAATGAAGAAAACACCGTCTGTAGTATCAAGAGGTGTTGTATCTGTTATACCAAGACCCATAACAAAATCAGATTGGTCTACGTCATTTACTTTAAATCTAGCAGAAAAGTATGCTTTTTTACTTGTGCTTAATTTAAAACCTTCACCTTTTAATTGTAAAAAGTCTAAATCGTTATCCCCAGCAGCATTAGTAAGCAATAAAGCTCCTCCTGCTGATGAAGTCACAGCTTCAGTAGCACTACCAGTACCAGCCTCAGTAGTTGTTATAGTCCAATCACCAGAGTTATATGTAAAAAAGTCATTATGATACATATAAAATGTTTGATCTGATGGATATGGTGCAAACATAGGCTGGTT